TATCTAGAAGCTAATCTATCGTAGAGGTTATCTTCGATAGCTTCTTCTGTGATAGCGAAAGCTAGCGCAATCGTTTCCATAGTGTAACGTGCAGTGTAAGTCTCTTGTGCAGTATCATAAGATATGCCTTGACCTTCTGCTTTTACATCTGCGTTAGCGAATCCTGATAACATAACTTCCTCTTCGAAAGCTCTGTCAGATGATTCTGTAACGTATATTTCGGCTGACTCATTGTCATACCGTTTGTACTCCAGCCCAAATAGTGCATTTAGGCCTGGTTCTAGTTCTTTAACTAGCTGTGCTCGTGATATTGCCATAGTCTATTTGCTCCTATTATGTTCCCATGACTAAATCATTTAGACTTTGTACAACTCTAACTGTAGCATAAGCTGCAGTTACATCGCTGTTACTAGGATCCTCTGCGTCTCCTAAGTATCTAAATTGATTAGCCGTTGCTGCGGAACCAGCTGAGACTTTAAGTGTAGAACTAGATCTTCCGCCAGAAGCAGTTCCTGATGTAGCCGAAACGTTCATTCCATAAGTTTCCATGATTTTACCATGGGAAGCTGGAACGCTCGCTGCGATTTGTGCATCAGTTACTACATTGTAGATCTGGAATGGATTATCCATTACATACGCTTTAATGTCTTCGCTGTTCGCTGGAGTAATGCCTCCTGGGTAATAATTAACCCAAGTTGGCTTTAAAGTAGTTGCATCGTTGTAGAAGCAACCATTAAACATACCCTGTGTAGGGTTTGTTATAGCTGCCTGAGCAGTAACGACATAGCCAGCAGTGATTCTTACGAGTTCACCGTTGTATATCGCAGTAGCATCAGCAGCGTCTATCCAGTATTTGCCTTGTCCTGAAGTAGCGGGAGTTGATCCCATTACACCAGAAGGATTAAGACCAAAACCGGCTGTTTGTTTATTAGCCATTTGCTTTACTCCTTTTGTCTATTTGCATAGACGGTTTATTTTATCCGATGATAGGGAATTGGTTGTTATCCCGAGAAAATTAATTTTTCTTTGTACCACCGAAGGTTACGCGAGATTGCCTATCGACATCGATCGGCATACTCTTATGTTGTTCCCTAAGTAAGTCGGATTCGACTGCTTCGTCCTGACCTTCAGTTAATTTTTTCTGATAATCAGCACGTGCTTGTGCGAGTTCTTCGGGTATCCTAGCCAACAGTAGGCCCCCTACTCCAATGACCCCAGCGTATTTTCCGTCTACGACAACAGGATAATCTGCATCGGCGTATTCATCAGCTCTCACTAATTCATACCCTTCTCTAAGACGACCAAAAATATTTTTACTATCTTGGAATCCTAAAGATTCTGCTCTTATCCACCTGTGCCTAAATCCGTCAGGCGCTTTGGGTGCATCCAGAGAGGATGGTGGCTTGTACTCTTTTGGACGTTCAGTTTTTGTCCGAGTTCCAGCCGCACGAGAAGTTGTTTTCTTGTCTTTTGTCATATGCTTATGCCTCCTTCGTGAGTTTTAATTGTTTTGCATATTCTTCGAGTGGCACACCTAATTTTTTCGCTATTGCGACTTGAGACGATGTGAGCCTCACTTGTTTGCGACCAGTTTTTGCACTTCTGCTTGCAGAAGCCACCGACTGAACGGGTCTAGTCGTTTGTATACTCTCACTCTTATCAAATTTATGCGGGAAGTCAACACGTATTCGTTTGTCTATTTCCTCATAATACTCATTTGATTTAGGATCATAACCTTCTTTATCTACTAAATCCTTGTGAATCTCGAACGCTGTAAACGTCATAGCTCGGTCAGTGCCAAACCATCTGTTTTTAGACGCCCATTCTTCAGCTTCAGGATCAGCTTGAGGTAATGATTGTGGAGCTTGTTTTGGTAAATTTCCACCGTCGGAAAGTTGAACAGGTTTCTCCGCCTGTACAGACTGTCGTTGTTTTAATTTAGCATTATCAAACGCAAGTTCTGCAATACGTTTGTTTGCTTCGACTTGAGCGGGAGCGTCTCCAGCTTCAATGGCTTGGGCCAATTGTTTTTGAGCCATTTCCATTCCACTTTTAACACTTTCTTCAAATCTTTTTGTATAATCAGCATCGACTTTTTGAAATCTTTCCTGATCAAGCTTTCTTCTGTTTTCTAAAGATTGAGCATATTCTATAGCTGCAGATTCTCTACGTTCTGCTTCTCTCATCTTACGAGTAAGTTTAGCAATACGTGATTGAACTCCTTTACTATAATCCTCTAATTTAGAATCATCTTCTTTTTGTTCTTTTTTTATTTCTTTTACTGTTTCTTTTTCTTGTTCCGGTGCGCTTGTTTCCTCTTGTGTTTCAATAACCGATTCTTCTTTTTGTTCTTCAACAGCTACATCTACTTCAGGTCCTGAAGTATCAATGTCTACTGTCTTTTCGCTCGGTTTTTTGTTTTCTTCTTCTGGCATAGTTTCTCCTTTTCTATGTTAGTATTTATGCAAGAGATCTTCTGGATCCTTGACGGTTGCTAAAACTTCATCTTCATTTAACAACCTGACTTCCCCACCTTCAATATTAATACGTGATCCCGCGTAACGCGCGAAGACCACCCAGTCACCAACCTTGCACCATGGGCCAGTTGGATATCTTTCTTTATCCTTGTAACACTCTGATCCCATTGCTAATACGTTTCCGCATTGTGATGCAACTTGTTGACGTTCTAATGTTGATTCATTCATGATTACTCCCCCTTTAGTTTTTTCATTCATTTTAAATGGTAAAACTAAAATTCTCCAACCTGTTGGTTGTGGAAGTTTATCTTTTTGATTTGTAACTTCTTTTTTAGGTTCGATTTTTGGTAAACCGACTAATTCTTTATTTGGTGTGATTATCTTTTGGCTTGGCGCCGTTGATGTTAATGACTGTTCCTTTTGACTCATTGTGCTCCTTGTTATCTAGCAGGTTAGAGATTTCCTGTTTAGTTGCCTCTAAGGCGTTTATTTGTCCTATTATATACTTGTATGTTTCCATATTGTCAACCCCTCCGGACGTTACAGAGATTGATAATTGATTAATACGAGCATCTAATGCTCTTCTTAATTTATAAATTACGTTTTCTAAGTCTGATGCCATATTAATAAGTTAAACCAGCAGCCGCCGCATGACAAGGTTTACAACTTCTTTTAAATCTATTATGAGATGTACAATGTCCAGGGTTGGGTTTAACTACTTCCTGTATTTCTTCCTTAATTTTTTCTAGTATAATAGGTTCTTCTTTTTTACTGAATAAACCTTTTATCCAGTTTATAAAATGTGTGATCATTATTTAATTTGACAACCTACTTTTTTACCAGCCATGACTGCACCACCGCTAGCATATTTTGCTCTTCCACCTTTTCTAAGTGGTTGCATCTCTCTTTTAGGAGGATATTTTTTTGGCATTTTGTCTCTAATTCTTTGAAGATCTTCTGGAGAAGGTCCCGCTTTTTTTCCTAATCCTTTACGTACATTTTTATATTTTGATATCATATCTTTAAATTTACCTATATTACCTGAGTCTGGTCCACCGCCATGAGTTTTTTTTCTTTGCTTTGATGCTGGTGAAGGTCCAGCTCCTCTAGGTTGTCTTTTTTGTTTAGGATCTATCGGTATTCGTCCTGGACTTCCCATTTTTCTTTTTCCTCTATTTCTTAATTCAGGTTTAGGTTTTTTTCTTTTACCAATTATTTCTGCTCCTTTTGGTATTGGCTGTCCACCGCTTTTTAATTCTTTTCTAATTCTAGATTTTTCTTCTCTTAAATTTCTTTTGCCTTTTGAAGTGTAAGCTTTTTCAGCGTCTACTCTTCCAAGTTCTTCTAATCTGTTTTCTCTTCTAGTGTTTCTAAATCTTCTAGCCATTTTATTTTCCTTTTCTTTTCTTAGCCATTTTCTTAAATGTCTTTGCTAACGCTTTTGCTCGTCCAGTGCAACCTTTTTTTGTAATAGGTGTGCATTTTCCTTTAGTTCCACGTTTCTTGATTGATTTATTTACGTCTTGTATCCAACCACCTTTTTTAAATCCAACTCTTTCAGGCATTGTATATCCATCAGCGTTATGACCTGCTGGTGGACGGTACCCGGATCTTGGACTTGTACTATGTTGCAAAGTCAATGCTGTTTGTCTAGAGTTTGGTGATCTAAAAGTTCTCACTGAGCTATCCCTTTTTTAATTTTATATCTTTGTACATCTCCCTCAGGGTTTATAGGATGATAACTTTTTGATCTTTTAAATTGAAATGCTGTTCCAGTATCTTTCATTCCTTTTCTAGTTTTTTGTCCTTCTTTCATCATTTTTTTACCTTCTCTAACTTTCTTTTCTGCGGCATCTAATTTATCAATTCTTCTTGTGTATTCCTTAGACTTAGTTCTTGCAACACTTTCTGTTGCAGATAATTTTGTTCGTGGAACAGATTTAATATCAGGACTTCTGTCACCATACTTAATACGTTCTTCACGAGAAGCTTTGCCCCTTTTAATTTTAGTTTGTTTGTAAGCTTTGACAGCTTTTCCAAAGCCTCTTTTTGCTATTCCAAATATTGACATAATTACCTTTTATTTTTTTCTACGATTTTTATCCATAGTACCGACAGCGGCATATGCTCTACGTCCCATAGATTTTTCCATGCCTTTAGATTCATCTCTTCTAGCTTTAAAGCTTTGAGATTTTTTACCGCGTCTTGCACCTAGAGATTCATCTAATCTGTCATCGTAACCTTGCTTCTTAGCTTTGCCACCTTTTTTCATTCCTTTAGCTTTAGCTTTGTAAGGAAATCTCGCTTTGTAAGGTCTTGTTCCAAAATCATTTCTCATATTTGCTCCTTCTTATTTTTTTCCATTTCTGAAAATTTGTGTACCCTTTATACCAAAAATTGACGCACATACAAGTATCCATAAATTAGTGAACCATGATGGGAGCGCCTGGAAATGGTCAAAGAACATTTTTATCTTTTCCATAGCTGCCGGATCGTCCGACCAAACTCCATATGCGAGCACCAAAATGGGCAACGTGAGGATCAATAAAACCACCTCGTCCTTGTAGTCGTTTTGACGGGCTTCTAATAGCTTGCCCTGGTAAGCTTCCTCACCTCGAGCCATCTTAGCTGCGTGCATGTGTTGTGCATCAGCCATAGCCATCTTTGTCTCTTGACGCTTTTTGTAAATATGAGTACCTGCGTTAAGAGCTAATTTAATAGCACTGAACCACATACTAATACCACTTAGCTGTTTGTTTTCTAGCTTTGCCTGTTCCTTTTACGGTAACTTTATCACCTGTAGCAACATAAACTCCTGCTCCTCTAATACTAGATCTACCTCTTGGGTCAATTTCTAGATTTTGAGAAGGAATTTTTATCTTTACAGATTTACCTAATGGTGCTTGTTTTTCTTTTGCCATATTTTCTCCTAATGGTTTGTATACACTAAGATTTAGGACCTTTCAAGGTTCTAACATCTTTAGCCTTCATTTTGTCTGAAGTCAGTTTAACATCAGCAGATATCAATGATTTTTCAATTGCTGTATCTGCTCTTAAATTAGCTAAGTCTTCGTTCTGTTCTAGTTTATCATCAGTAATCTCTCTGTTTTGAACCATCTTAGCTTTATCTAAATTAATTCTCTCATCAAGTTCTTGTTGTTTTCTTTCAGCATCCATTGCTTTAAGATCAACTTCTCTTTCTTTAAGTTTTAATAATGGGTCATGATCAAACTGAGTTGTAATAGCTTTTTCTTCTTTTAAAAACTCCTCAGTCATATCTGCAATCAATATAGCTTTTCTAGCTTCTATCTTTTGTGATATTTGTTGAAACTGTTGTTGAACTTGTGGGTTCTGTACAGCAGCTTGTTGTAGTTGAGGTAAAATTTGAAATTCTTGTTGGAATTCTAATTGTACCTGTTCTTGTGCCATCAATGATATATGCTCCATAATATTTTTTTCTAATGCTGCAGTAATGCTAGGATTATTTCTAACAAAGTTACTTGCCATAAAATTTAAGTGAGCAGTTATATGTGCTCTATGATCTTGACCTGGAAACGCTTGGAAAGGTTTCATCCCCATTGCATCAATGTGTTCGATCGCTGGATCTTTAGGTTGATTTGGTGGAGGAGGTGGTAATACTCTATCAATATCTTTTATACCTAATGCTTCATACATTTTTCTATAACACATGTACATGTTGTGCATTTGTGGATTAGACATTGCTAATTGTAATTCTGTTTGTGCCAAAGTAATTCTTTGTGTCATTGAAAATATATTTGGATCAGCAACAGGTAAAATATCTACTCTATCGTCAAAGTCTGTTACTTTAATATTTCTTTGTCCCCCTACAACATCATATGGATATTCTGGTGGTAAGTAAGTAGCAAATAATTTTGCTAGTAATTTAAATTCTGATTTTAATGAAACATACAGTCTTTTATGGATTGCTGACATTACCCTTGAACCACGTTCCAAAAGAGCCACGGTCGTACCAACAGCTGCTGATTGGTTCCCGTCACCGACCTGCATGTCAGCAATCGACGCGAACCTTTGTCCTGCCTGAACGACAATTCCCATCAATTGCAATAATGTAGCAGAAGGTTCCTTATACGGTAAAAATACAAATGCATCTTTTAAGTTTCCTCCTGGTGTATCTACATCTTTAAATTCACCTGGTTGTATGTTTGCAGCTTCGTCTTTTACTCTGACACCTCGCTGTTTAAATCCTGCCGGAAGATTTGATAATGTTCCCGCGTCTAATAATTGACGGAGAGCCGCCGTTGCCGTACGACTCAGTCCGCCAATCATATGAATGAGTCCAAGTCCATAAAATCCAAGT